AAGCAATACTAAACATATCTACTTATTCTATTAATACAGGCGGGTATCCTGCTCATATTATTTTTTCTCCTGCATCTGCTGAGCGCATGCGCATTACTGATGCAGGTAATGTAGGGATAGGCACAAGTAATCCATTTGCTAAGCTTCAAGTAAATAATGGGGATATAGCGGCATACAATAATATATCCACTAATGGAGCTCAATTATATCTTGGAGACACAAACTTTTCTAATTCATCATATTTTAATTCTGCCCCCGGTATTGGAGCTGTATATAGTCCTGACAGTAATGTTGCAGGGGATTTAGCATTTTATGTTTATACAGGCGTAGCTTCAAGTAGAACTGAGAGAATGAGAATATTGACCTTAGGGCAAATTCGTCTCAATTCTTACGGCTCAGGTTCATTTATAGGTACGCCAACTTACAACCTTGCTGTTGACGCAAATGGTAACGTCATTGAGACAGCAGGTGGAGTTGTAGACGGAAGCGGAACAGCGAACTATGTAACCAAGTGGATTGATGCCAACACTGTTGGCAATAGTCAGATATTTGACAATGGTACCAACGTAGGTATCGGTACTGTAAGCCCTTCTTATAAGCTTGACGTTCTTGGTTCATTTAGTTTTACAACAGGGGGGAACTACTTGCAATACAGTAGTGGTATTCTTTATCATGGAAACTACTATCAATTCCCAAGTGGTAACAACTACTTATTATTTGCAAGAGCAAGTGGTGATTTAATATTTGGCGCAAACGATGTTGAAAGAATGCGTATCACAAGCGCAGGCAACGTGGGGGTTAATACTTCAGCTCCTGATAGGAATCTAACTATTGTTGGGACTACTCGCCATGAGCGTGTTTATGGATATGGTAACTATTCTTTTAACTTTTCAAATGTAGGAATAGGCGAAACTTTTACTTGGTTTAAACTAGGTAATGCTACTCCGTTCAGTCAAACAAAATTGTACTACAGAGCGGGGACAAGTACTTCGGAGGAAGAAGGAGAAATTAAAATATCAAATACTTGTGCAGCTCCTTTTATTGAGTGGACTAGAAATACATACAACTACCACATAAGAGAAGTTAGGGGAGTAATGACAGGGAGCTGTGGATTTTGCGAGATATGGGTATTAGTTAGACACGGCAATTACAATCTTGGCGCAAACACTAACTTCCAATGGCAAATACACAATGGTACTGACTCAAGTTTTGTAGTAGCGAATGCTACAGGCACCCCCGGTACAGGCACTAGCCAAAAGTCTATTAATTCTACTGACCTATATTTTTATGCCAACTCAGACAACATGTCTGTTGCGGGCTTCGTAGGTATTGGCACTACAAATCCTACTGTAAAACTTCAAGTTGAAAACAATTCTCATAACTACATACAAGTAAACAGTAGTGTTGCGAATGTTCAAACAGCAATAAACGTAACAAACTCTGCTTCAACTAGCAGAGCGTCATTATCTTGGGAAGATGGTACTAGAGGAGCTTATGCTGACTTGTACTCATCTACTTACTTGACATTAACTACGCAGTCTTCTGAGAAGATGCGCATCACTGCCGCAGGCAATGTCGGCATTGGGACTTCTACTCCGAGTTATAAACTTGAGGTAAATGGTAATGTGTACGGTTCTACTACTGCTCAGTTTGGGACAGGGTACATTGATGGTACACAGTCAGGATGGGCAATATTTGGTAGTAACTCTTCATCAAATGGAATTAAAATTGTTCTTGACGGAAGTATATTAAGGAATGATATTGTTATCGCGACAAGTGGGCTTATTGGAATCGGCACAGGTGCGCCTACTGAAAGACTTCACGTATCAGGCAACCTTCGTGTAACAGGGGCATACTACGACTCAAACAACTCAGCAGGTACATCAGGTCAAGTGTTGTCATCAACAGCAACAGGGACTGATTGGGTAAGCCTTTCTGAGATTACAGGCGTTGACGGTACAGGTACAACGAACTACGTGCCTAAGTGGCTTGATGCTAATACCATTACTGATAGTTTGCTGTATGACAATGGTACAACTGTATCAATAGGTCTTGGAGCAACTACTCCGAGTTATACTAGCGCCTATGGGTACCCTCAGTTTGCTATCGAAAGCAATGCTTTTGCAAGCTCTCACGTGTTTACTCACAATAGCACTAATGGAAACTATTCATTCTTTGCATTAGGAAAGAGTAAAGGAACAGCTGCAGCTCCAACAATCGTTGAGAATAGCGAAACAATTGGAGATTTTCAGTTTTGGGCTTATGATGGCGCAGCATATAGAAACACCGCCTTTATTAGAAATCAAATTGATGGTACTCCCGGGGCAGGGGATACTCCGGGTAGATTAGTTTTTGGAACTACTAATGATGGCTCTTCTTCGGCTACTGAAAAAATGCGTATCACTAGCGGGGGGGACGTAGGTATAGGGACATCTAGCCCTCAAACTAAATTGCATGTAAATGGAGACTTAACTATTAATACTACGCTTTTATTTAGCGGGACAAACTTATATCCTAGAGTTTCAAGGTCTTCAAATGATTTGTATTTCTCTACTAATGCAAGTAGTGAGGTAATGAGAATTGTAGATGCAGGCAATGTCGGCATTGGGACAAGTGCTCCCGGATATAAACTACATGTTGTTACTAGCGCTGTAGCAGGAAGACAGAACATGTCTGACATTAATAGGACATCTGCGAATTGGGTTCGTTTTACAAACCCTCAATATTCAGCTGATGCCTCAATGGGACTTATACTTCGTGTATTCCCTGACTCAGATGCTAGACAAGGCGCAGGCATTATTGCAAGTGGGGGGAACAACAACGCTTGTACAAACTTAGACTTGTTTGTCACTAGCTCTCCTGATGGATTAGGAGGCACATCATACAGTGCAATAAACATAAATGGCCTTAGTGGGAATGTTGGAATTGGTACAACTAGTCCTATAGGTAAGCTTGATATATATCAATCAGCAAACCCTGCACTTTTTATTCGAGATGATAGTTCTGTAATTAGAATTTTGCCTTTTGGAGGTATAACTTATTTTCAAACGGCAACATCATTAACCACCGGCTCAACTACTGACCTGTACTTCTCGGGGATGTATGGTACCAATGTTAACATGGTTATCAAAGCGGGAGGTAATGTCCTCTTGGGAACAACTGTTGACGAAGGGTATAAACTTGATGTTCGCGGTGATATTAGGGCATATACTGCAAGTACAGGAGACAATAATAGTATATTTGAAGGCAATGGTTCTTTTTTAAAGATAAAGGGTAGGGCTTCTTATGCAGCATTAATAATAGATGCTACAGGAACAAATAATTGGGAATGGGGCGTAAGAGGAGAAACTGTATTACGATTAAAACGGAATGGCAGTGATATTTTATCAATATCACCCGGCGGTGAATCTACCTTTAGTTCATCTGTTACTTCAACAGGTCTTATTGTAAATGGACAAGAGATTTACATGGCTCCTGCAAACTACGCAAGTGGTGGATTTGCAAGACTATTAGGAAGAAACTCAAGCACAGGTAGAATAGAGGGCATGAGTGCTGCTGATGTCCAAGCATTTATTGGATTGTCAGGTTACATAAGTGGTAGTGGTACAACCAACTACGTCCCTAAATTCACAGGTGCTAGCTCAATTGGGGATAGCACAATATATGATGATGGTACTAACGTAGGTATTGGTACTACGACACCGAATCCATTCAGTTGGGCGTCAAAAACTCTTACTGTTGCTTCTAGCGTTACTAATTCATACGCTGCATTAGAGGCTTATGGTAATGGCACAGGAGCCGGCGCCGTATTACTTGGTAACACGAGTATACTTAGAGCATCTATTGTTGCAAATGACGGGTCTAATTTGGTATTTGCTGTAAATGCAAGTAATACAGGGTCTTCTCAAACTGAGCGGATGCGCATTACTGCCTCAGGGTATATTGGTGTTGCTTCATCATCTCCTGTTACTAGGTTTACTGTTAACTCATACGCAGGTTCAAGGTTACCATATATCAATGGAACAGCAAACACGTTTGATGCTAATGGTATTACAGTAACTTCTTCAAACACTGCGAACGCAAACATTGGTGGAGGTCTTGATTTGACTAATAACGTTCACTCTATTGGTTCGTACTCTCCATTGATTAGTTTCAGTGCTTTAACTCAGAGCGGGACTTACAATAACAACTACGCTGCTATCTATGGTGTCCTTGCCGGTGACTCAGGTGATGGTAATTGGAACACAGGTCATATAGCATTTGCTACTACTACAGCTTATGGAACTAGCGAAAAGGTTCGTATCACTAGCGCGGGTAACGTAGGGATTGGTACTACTAATCCTTCATACAAGTTGGTGGTCAATGGAGCGGAAGCCGGCTTGTATGTAAATGGAGCAGAAGTAGCTCCTTATACACAAAAAATAGCCGTGTTTAGATATGGCGGTAATGGCAATTCCGTAAACATTGAGAACCAAGCGGGCAAAGCAGCTATACAAGGTAGGGTTGATAGTGGTGCTGTTATGGACCTTATTCTTAACGCAGCGGGGGGTAGCGTCGGTATTGGGACAGGAAGTCCTGCATATAAACTAACTGTAAACGAGTCAGCTACAGATGCTATTGCATATTTTGGGACAGCTCCTTTAAATGCTTCATCAAGAAATGCTTTAATTATTCTTCAGAGTGGAACTATCCCTCAAAGTGGAAGTGACACCACAGGCGAAGTGGGGTTCTTGTTTAAGCACTCATACGGGACCGGTGGAGTAAATGGGACAGCAAATGGAGGATATATTGAATCTATAAGAGAGAGTGTATTTGGCATAACGTCTCAAGTTAACACCGCATTAGTTTTCGGAACATCATCTGCAAATATTGATGGTGAAAGAATGCGCATTACTTCTACGGGAAATGTAGGTATCGGCACAAGTGCTCCTGCGGTTAAGCTTGACGTTGTTGGTACCATTAATGGTGTTGGTGAAATCGCGGTAAAACAAAGCGGTAGCTCGGCTCTTTCTCTATACAGAGCTAACTCAGGCTATCAGGCTGTTACACACTATTGGGAAGGCGCGGGTCTATATTGGGCAGCGGGAATGGGATATAGCACCTATAATTGGGTTATCAATGATACCAACTATGGTGTTAACAATAAATTTGTAGTTACCCAAGGCACTACTTGGGGTGTAGGTATTGGAGCTAGCGAACCTCTAGCAAGGCTTCACGTAGGAGCAAATCTATCTGACCTTTCAAGTCATATATTCCCAAATACGGGAGCTATTATTGCCTCTATTGGAGTTGACCAAACTGCAGCAAGGACCAACGTATTGTCATTATTACGTGATGGTACAAGTGGAGTAGTGTATGGAGGCTTAGCAGCATTTGACATGTCTCGTTGGCAAGCTGATGGAGTGAACACTAGAGTTCAGCTTGACCTTCGTTTGTCAAATACAGATACCGCAGATATTGTAGACGTTATGTCTTGGCGTAGCAATGGTTATGTAGGTATTGGAACAACTGCCCCTGCATACAAATTAGATGTAAATGGTGATGCTAGATTTATCTTTAGAAATAGTTCAAATGAGATAATGGATTTGCTTCTGTCAACAGAGGTAGCTGCATCTAAATCAAAGCTTTCATTACTATGGTATGGAAATGAAACTGCTTCTTTAAAGTTCACTCGTGGTGCTAATTCGACAGGGGGTAGTTTGGAGTTTTGGACTCAACCTGAATTTGGGTCTATAGCACAAAGAATGACCGTTGCGAGTTCAGGGAATGTGGGTATTAACACAACTGCTCCTGTATACAGACTTCACGTAGAAGGCTCAGTAGGTATTAACGGAACAACTATTCCAATCACAAATAATACGTACGCCCTTGGTGGAGGAAGCAATAAATGGAGTCAAATTTGGGGAGCAAGATATTTTGCTGACGATGGTTCAGCAGGTGCGCCATCGTACAGTTTTGCAGGAGACCAAGACACAGGATTTTGGAAACCCGGTGACGGTGCTTTAGCGACATCTGTAAACGGAGTAGAGCGCATGCGGATTGATGGCTCAGGCTATGTTGGCATTGGGACATCTGCGCCAAGCAGGACGTTGACTCTTGTAGGTACTAGCAGGCATGAAAGAGTTTATGGATATGGCAACAATGTAATAAGCGTACCAAACTCTACTTCATTTGGAACCGTATGGATTCATTTGGGAACTTGCTCTCCATTTACTACAGATAAGATTTATTACCGTGTAAATACCAATACTTCTGAAGAAGAGGGAGAAATCACGATTTCTAATACTTGTGCTCTTCCGTTTATCCAATGGCAGCGTAACACATACAATCCAAATATTGTTCAAGTAAGAGCAAGAATGCAATATGGATGTGGACCATGTGAGATATGGGTCGAGATGCGTTATGGTACTGCATTTGGGGGGGCGAATACAACTCTTCAATGGCAATCCTATAACGGTACTGATTATAACTTTACAACTGTAAACGCTATAGGCACCCCGGGAACAGGAACTAACGAGAAGTCTATTGTAGGTTCTGAAGGATATTTCTATGCCAACTCAGGCAGCATAACTGTTGCTGATAGAATTGGTATTGGAACTACTACTCCATCATATTTGCTAGATGTTGTAGCTCCTAGTGGAGGTAGTCTTGCTACAATACGGGCAAACAACGGTTATACCGGCGCAGCTGATGGCTCTCAATTGCTGCTTGGGAACTCTGCAAACTTTGTAAATGCTTACTTCAGATTAAATGGTGGAGGAAATACTTCTCAAGCCGGGATTGGTTCATTAAATATTGGAGTTTATGAAGCTGTGCCAATGGCTTTTTATACGTTCGATGTTGAGCGCATGCGTATTGCTGCAAACGGCAACGTTGGTATCGGCACAAGTGCTCCCGGATATAAGTTAGAAGTTAATGGTGGAGCTACAGGAAACAATATTGCTCGATTCACTACAGGCGGAGGCGGAGGAGGAACGAGAGGTATGACCATATACTCAAACGATTCCTACGTAAAACTACAGGTTACTGACAACGCAGGCAGCGCATCAACATGGGCTCACTTAGTACTTAATCCTGATGGAGGCTATGTGGGGATTGGGACTACTGCTCCTGCGTACAGTTTAGATGTTAATGGCATAGGGAGAGTTCTTAGTTCTTCAATTGTTCAGGCATCAAGTAATTCAGATACTCCGAATGTTACATTCACAAATAATGGAGGTTCATTTACTTGGGGTACAATAGGAGGATTACTTCAAGGTGATGGAGATGGAGCTTTATACTTCAATACAAAACTTGGAGCTTCTGTTACCGAGAAGATGCGTATCACTTCTACAGGGAACGTAGGTATTGGAATCAGCAATCCATCTTATCTACTTCATGTTGGAGGAAGAGGATATTTCTTCGCGACAAACCAAGATGCGGGATGGGGTATGTTGACATTAGATTATGGTAACGGGACCAACAGTAACATATATGCTATTCAGTTTAAAGAAGGAGGCTCAGTAAATGCTGCTTTAGGATTTGCTTCTTATGGTAGCACTTCCGCTGCTGATTTGAAATTCTACGTTAATAATGGAAGTAGCCTAAACGTTGCTATGATTATTAATTCTGCGAGTGCTACAACATTCAGTTCTTCAGTTACTGCAACAGGATTCTTTGAAAGCTCTGACGCTAGACTCAAGACCATTGTCAACGAAAACTACCGACTTGATTCAATTGTTTCAATTAAACCCAAGTTTTACGAAAAGAATGGTAAATTTGAAGTGGGATATATCGCCCAAGAAGTTGAACAGCTGTATCCACATGCTGTCACTGTTGGGGCCGATGGATACCTGTCTCTTTCTTATAGTCAAGTTCATACACTGAAGCTTGCTTATTTGGAGGATTCAATAGAGGAAATTAAACGCAAAATAGCATATCTTGAACAACAATTAAACAACAAATAAAATGGCAATTATCTACAATTGGGTAGTGTCTGCAATGGACGAATACCCTACAACTCCCGACGATTTGACCGATGTAGTTTTCAACGTACATTGGCGCAGAAATGCAACCGACATCGTTGGTGACATTACCTATTTCGCTGACGTATACGGCTCTCTTTCAGTGCCTGCACCGTCACCTGAAGACTTCACTCCCTACCCTGACTTGACTTTCGAGCAAGTATGTGGATGGCTTGAAGCAGGTCTTGACACCGCTGCTATCGACGCAGGTCTTGCAGTTCAGATTGAGAACTTGATTAACCCTCCTGTGGTATCATTGCCGCTTCCTTGGGTTACTCCTGAGCCTACGCCGATTCCTCCTACTGAGACTGTTATCACAGAAGAAGACGAACCTGAAGCATAATGTCGTGGGCGGGAATAGTATCGAATCAGACTGTATCGTTTAATAACTTACAGGACGCCGTGAACACCAATGTGTTTACGCTGAAGAATGCTATTCCCGCAAGCAACGAGCAGATTACCAAAGCTGACGCTGACTTTTATGTAAACATCAATACGAGCTACGGCCCGTATGCAGCCAAAGCTTCCAATCAGCTCGTTGTAAAATCCGACCTTCAAGCATCTACTCCGGTGGTATCGTACCCACATACAGTTTGGTACGACCAACCTTGCTATTGGGATGGATTCTATGTTGAGGGTGGCGCAGCATCGGACCCTGACGCGTGTCTCCTAAATACAAACTATATCGTTTTGTACTCAAGTACCCCTGTCCTAGCGAATGGGGTTTACTTATTTTACGATAGCGCTCTCTCTAATCCATGGTATGGTAACCAAGGCGGATGTGGGAATTGGTATAGGAATGATTCAAATGTATTTGTATACTTAGACGTTCTTGGTCCAATTGACAACTTTACTGATTGCTGTACGGCAGACATTAACATTTCTGCCATATACACAGGACTGACAACAGTTCAGATGGTAATGATGCTATCTGCTCCACAACTAACCAACGTTATTCTATCTTTTACTTGGTGTACAGATAGTGGAGCTAGTGGATGGACAAGTATTTTTATTCTTGCAGGTCAGTCAGGTCCTCTATACGGAATACCATTTGACGTTAGCAGAACAGGGCCTACTACAGGGGGGACATCGTGGGGCTCTCAAGAAGTAGATGTTTATGTAGCAAGCAGTGGAGTTGTGAATGACTTCTTTATTTGCGCAACATCTGTTTCAATTACAGGAATGTACCCATCGTGTTTGACTTATAATCCCGGATGCGGATGCTAGAAAATAGACTATATTTGTACTATGGCACTACAACTTACAATAGAGGAATTAGAAACAATTCAAGAGCTTCAGAAATCATTCACCAAAGCAAAGATTGCATTGGGTGATATTGAGCTTACCAAGCAGGATTTATTGCATGAAATTGGTAACCTCAAACAGGAGTTCATTGCTAACGAAAAGAAGCTCATAGAAAAGTATGGAGCTGACGCAGTTATAAACGTAAAAACAGGAGAAATAACAAATGGGAAAAATTAGCACTTACGCTACCGACAGTAACGTAACCTTCGCAGACAAACTTATCGGCACTGACGCTGAGAACTCAGACGAGACAAAGAACTTCACAGTTGGAAGTGTTCTAGCTATGCCTTTGACAAACATCCAAGAGTTCCCCAATAATGCAGCAGCTGTTGCAGCAGGTTTACCTGTCGGCAAGGTTTACCGTATCACAGGTACAGACCACGCAGGAATCGTGTGGTAATCTAATCACAATGAAATTAAATTTAATCAAATATGGACATCAGGAAAATATCAATAGGACCGGACTACAAAAGTGGTGCGATGCACTACATTGTAGGGCAGAAAGTCCTTGGTGACACCTACGAGATACACCTCATCAAGTTTGACGACGAATCAAACTCAATCAAGATTTATATCATCAATGACAAGCAGGAGGTGGTATTGTGGAAGGAGTTCAACAATAACGTTCCTATCTCCATTGAACATAATATAAACTACTGATGCAATCTCCATTCGACTTCATAGTGAAGCCCCTGAATGGAAAGCGATATGACAACACAAAAGAGGTAGGCGGAATAGAACTTATCGTCAGCACTTCAGAGGAAGAGCACAAGTTCTCAAACAGATACGGTGAAGTCATAGAAGTTCCATTGCGGTATGAGGGGCCGATAGCCAAAGGGGACATCCTGTTGGTGCACCACAACGCGTTCAAGTTTTACAACGACATGAAGGGCCGCCAAAAGAGCGGTCGTAGCTTTTTCAGGGATGACCTGTTTTTTATAGAGCCTGACCAATTTTTTATGTACAAGCGCGATGGTGTGTGGCACACGTACAGCCGCTATTGCTTTGTTCGCCCTATTGCGGCGATTGACTCGTACGTCAAGAAGCCATTCACGCATGAGCCCCTGATGGGAGAGATGGTATATCCAAACGAATACCTCATCAGCAAAGGCGTCAAGGCCGGAGACAAAGTGTGCTTCAAGCCTGACAGTGAATACGAGTTTAATGTGGATGGAGAAGAACTTTACAGAATATTTGACCACCAAATAACTATGGTTTTATGAGCGACACAAAAGAAATAAAGCTTAGGATTATCGAGGCGGGACAGAAGGCTGTCGAGCAGTTAATCAAGGTTGCCAAGGAAGACATCATCAAGCGTGAAGAAGGCGATGAGTCAGCTCTTGCTGCGGACCGATTGAAGAATGCAGCAGCCACGAAAAAGATTGCGATATTTGATGCGTTCGAGATTCTTGCTCGCATTGATGCGGAGAAAGAAAACCTCGAGATGCTCGAGAAGGGAGTAAGTAAAACTGATACAAAACAAGGATTTGCAGAACGAAGGGTTATATCGAATCGTTAAAGACTATGTGCCTCAGAATGCTATTAGCAAGAAGAACACAATTAAGTCTTGGCAGTACGGCTACAATGAGCAGTACGACATGGTCGTCATTTCTAAGACGGGCCAAATAGGAGATATTATCTGCATATCAGGGCTGTACATCGCCCTACCGGCTGTGCCGAAAGAGTGTCTTCAAAGACACGAAAAACCATCTGAGCAATATTGGGAGCGAGAGGATTTGCCTAAGGAGCTAGCTCGCATTCAGTCAATCTTCCAATGGAACGATATGCCCACCGAGTTCAAGGACCGATGGGTAGACTACATTGAGAGCGAGTTTGACCGCAGGGAGAATGGCGTGTGGTTTATGAACAACGGCACCCCGACTTACATAACCGGTTCTCACTACATGTACCTTCAGTGGTCTAGTATTGACATTGGGTATCCCGACTTCCGGGAAGCAAACCGTATCTATTGGATTTTTTGGGAAGCATGCCGAGCAGATAACCGCTCTTTTGGCATGGTATACCTCAAGATTCGTCGTTCGGGATTCTCGTTTATGTCGTCCTCAGAGTGTGTCAACATTGCCACGCTAGCAAAGGACTCACGTGTTGGTATCCTGTCTAAGACGGGTAGTGATGCCAAGAAGATGTTCACCGATAAGGTGGTTCCAATCAACAGCAGGCTGCCATTCTTTTTCCGACCTATCATGGACGGTATGGATAAGCCAAAGACGGAATTAGCCTACCGCGTCCCTGCCGCTAAGATTACCAAGAAGAATATGCACGACGTCGAGGGCGAGACCATTGAAGGTCTTGACACCACGATAGATTGGAAGAATACGGAAGAGAACTCGTATGACGGGGAGAAGCTGTTGTTCCTTGCGCACGACGAGAGCGCCAAGTGGGTGAAGCCAAACAACATCCTGAACAATTGGCGAGTTACCAAAACGTGTTTGCGTTTGGGTAGCAAGATTATCGGCAAGTGTATGATGGGCTCTACCTCCAACGCACTGAGCAAGGGTGGTGACAACTACAAGAAACTGTACGAGGACTCAAGAGTTGCTGAGCGCAACGCCAACGGGCAGACCAAAAGCGGGCTGTACGCATTGTTCATTCCTATGGAGTGGAACATGGAAGGCTTCATAGACATCTATGGCATGCCTGTGTTCCGCAAGCCTGATGCACCCGTACGTGGTGTTGATGGCGGATGGATTAAGAACGGGGCCATTGACTATTGGGAGGCGGAGGTTGATTCGCTCAAGAGTGACGCTGACGCACTGAACGAGTTTTACCGTCAGTTCCCACGCACGGAGAGCCACGCCTTCCGTGACGAGAGCAAGTCGTCGCTGTTCAACCTTACCAAGATTTATCAGCAGATTGACTACAACGACTCGCAGATAGAGGCGCACAGTGTGACACGTGGAACATTCCATTGGAAGGACGGAGAGAAAGACACCAAGGTGGTGTGGTCTCCTGACTCAAGGGGAAGGTTCCTTATCAGTTGGGTTCCTCCCGGACA